CTTGTTTGCCATACAACAACACCTCCAAATGGACAATCACACGAAGAGGGTGGACGTGTACAACTCCGATCTCTCAGAGGCAGCAGAAGTATTGGCCAACTATCAGATGCAGTTATCGCACTCGAAAGAGATCAACAGAGTGATTCTGAACGGAATGCTACGACAGTGCGAGTCCTTAAAAATCGCTATTCAGGCGAAGTTGGTGAAGCTTGCCAACTGATCTACGACCTTGATACTTGTAAATTCAATGAAACTGAAGCAGATCCCGAATTCGATCCAACGTCAGATTTTTAAAGCTGAACAAGATGCTTATTTGAAGCGACCTAACCCACCCACAGCCGAAGCAATTGAAAAGGCACAGTTCATCGACAAAACGTACACGTGGGCAGGAGCTGCAAAGAATAAAGCTACTAACTCTAAACCTACTAACTAATGGTCTGATTTTTATTACCAACCTATTCATTGTGGCTGGTGTTGTCCGCCACTGGAACGATGCTAATTTTTGATTTAGAGACAGATGGACTATTAGATGATGTTACCCAAGTCCACTGTCTTGTTATCTATGACAGCGAAGCTGACCAAACTATTCACTACAACGATCAAGGAAACGAAGAACCGATTGTTAGGGGAGTTCAAAGACTGGAAGATGCTGACATTATTGTCGGCCATAATGTTCTGGGCTATGACCTTCCCGTATTACATAAAATCTATCCCTGGTTTGATCCAAAAGCACTCGTCATAGACACACTGTTGCTCTCACGTTTGTACCACACAGACATGATGGAAGTTGACAGGAAAAGAAACATACAACCTATGCCTAGTCAATTGTATGGCCGCCACTCACTTGAAAGCTACGGCTACAGATTGAAAGAGTACAAAGGTGAGTTTGGCAAAACATCCGACTGGCAGCAGTGGTCACCAGAGATGGAAACCTACTGCGCCCAAGACGTAAAAGTTACCACCAAACTATGCGACCACTTCCACCGATACCTGAGTGGGTGTTACTAGAGCACGACGTTGCCAGGATCCTTACACAACAAGAAATACATGGATGGTATTTTGATGAACGCGCTGCATGGAAACTTGCATCGTCTCTCAGAAAAAGGCTTGAAGAAACTTCTCAGCTATTACATAACAGGCACCCTTTCGTTGCAGGATCACTATTCACTCCTAAACGAGATAATCGGACCCAAGGCTATGTCAAAGGCACTGGTTGTACCGAAAAACACGAACACTGCGGCACCGTTATAGATGTCGAACAGTGTTCATTCACTCGTTTAAAAGATACAAATCCAACAAGTCGAGATCATATTTCATGGATTCTACAGACACACTACGATTGGAAACCAACTCAGTTCGCGAAGAAAACAGGCAAGCCAATCATCGACGAGGTGATCCTGAAGGAGATCTCACTGAACGCACCTCCAGCGAAGGAGGACGAGCCAATTGGTCTCAAAGAAGTAGCGGACAGTTTCAGGACATGTCTCGATATTACGAAGAAATTGGGGATGATCTCCGAAGGCGTGAACGCATGGCTGAGGCTATGTACGAGTGCTAGTCGGATACATCACCACTGTTCAGTTGCAACTAACACGCACAGATGTGCACACCGTAAACCAAACCTTGCCCAGACCCCTAGTGAACATGAATTTAGAGAACTCTTCCAAGCATCGCCCGGACAACTCATGGTTGGTGCTGATCTTGCAGGTATTGAACTTAGGATGCTCGCTCACTACCTTGGTCGTTTTGATGGCGGCAGGTATGCAGATATCCTCCTCAATGGAGACATTCACCAAGTTAATGCCGACAAAATTGGGATCTCCAGACGAGCTGTTAAAACCGTCAGCTACGCCTTCCTCTATGGGGCAGGCAATGCCAAGATTGGGCTTTCCTATGACTCAACCTTAAGTGACAGTCAAGCTAAAAAGAAAGGCAAAGAAATTAGAGAAGCATTTGTTGCTGCTATTGATGGACTTGCGGAACTACTGGAAGCAGTCAAAAAGAAAGCTTCGCAGAAAGGCGTTCTTCAGAGTATTGATGGGCGACCGATAAAAGTAGATAGCCCCCATAAGTCATTAAACTACCTTCTGCAAAGTGGCGCGGCTTGCGTAGCTAAGAAATGGATGGTAATTAACAATGACACAATCACACAATTAGGGCTGTGTGCTTCACAGCTTGCATTTATACATGACGAATTACAATTTGAATGCGACCCAGAACACGCAGCAGATTTATCAACATCCTTGGTATATAGCGCTGCAGCGGCTGGAGAGCACTACAACTTACGAATCCCCATTGAAGCAGAGGCAAAGACAGGTAGAGACTGGTCAGAGGTGCATTGATGAAACTACTTGTTGATGCAGACTTCATAGTGTACAAAGCCTGTGCTGGTGCTGAAGAGGATCTTGACTGGGGTGATGACGTAATCACTGTAGTCAGTAGATTTTCAGAAGCGTTAGCAATGGTTGAGCGGGACTTACAAAGACTCAAGGCTGAGTTTATTTGGGATGTCCCAGAATTGATCCTTTTCTTCAGTGACTCTAGAAATTTTAGGAAAAAAATTTTCCCGGAATACAAGGGGCATCGAAATAGAAAGAAGCCCTGTGGCTATAGAAAAGTTATATCAGAATTAGGTAAACGTTATGAGGTGGTTCGATTACCTGAGTTAGAAGCTGATGATTCCATGGGCATCTATGCCACAGCTAATCCAGGCAACATCATCTGCTCCCCGGATAAGGATATGAAACAAATCCCTGGGAAGTTGTTTGACATGAAAGAGTTGACCACGATTGACCCTGTAGAGGGTGCAAAGTGGCACTTAATTCAGACACTAGCCGGTGATCAAACAGATGGATATTCAGGAGTACCAGGCATCGGAGTTAAACGAGCAATCAGTTTGTTTGAGGAAGATGGATACACATGGAAGACAGTAGTCAAAGCATTCACAGATAAAGACCTAACAGAAGAGGATGCACTGTTGAATGCAAGGCTTGCTCGGATTCTTACTTATACAGATTATGACCCAATCGAACATACCGTCATTCCATGGACCCCCGATGCCAATTATAGAGCCGACGATGGAGCAGTCATTCAAGCTGAGAAGGCTTGAAGACCTGCTACCTAAAGCAGATAAGGCTGACATCATTACTTTATTCATGGCACTACAGCGTCAAAACTTTGCGCTAGCTAACACCGTAAGTAACCTCGTTAAACAATGGCCGATTCACCCGCCTACTACACAAGAGGCACCATCGAATGCTGGGATTTCATCAGAGACCAGCAACTAAATTATCACCTTGGATGTGCTGTGAAGTACATCTGCCGTGCTGGACATAAGGACAGCAAAGAACAAGACATAGAAAAAGCAATCCACTATCTACAAAATGAGTTACAGCACACATATGCAGAGTCAGAGCTTGATGGATCAGGCGGAAGAGTTCCGAGCAGCGTATTCTCTTTACCAGAAAGGTACTAATGTACGTGACATTCAGAAGGCACTGATTGATGAGGAGTGGAGTGAATTCCATGAAGCCTTCCATCTTAAGGATGAGACTGAACAACTAAAGGAACTAGCTGACCTTGTATATGTTGCCTATCAAATGGCTGCATCTCAGGAGTGGGATTTAGACGAGGCAATGCGTCGAGTCCACGAGTCAAATATGTCAAAACTGGGAGAGGATGGCAAACCTATCTACCGCCCAGACGGAAAGGTTCTTAAGGGACCGAACTACAAACCACCTTATTTGAACGATCTAATTATCGAATGACCACATCATATATTTCACGTACCGGACGTGTTCAATCGTGGCTCGACAATCCTGAGTCACGGCTACCGGTGAGCTGCACAGTTTTCACGGTCGAAGACCAGATGGAGGGCTTAAATGGAATTGAGGCGAGCTGGAGATTTGCAAGCCATGCTCTACGATATGGAGCGGGTTGCGCTATCCACCTGTCGAAACTGCGACCCAGAAACTCAGAAAATGGAAAGGGACTTGTTGCTTCTGGTCCAGTCTCTTTCGGCAAAATCTATTCAACACTAAACGAAATACTACGACGCGGGGGTGTCTACAAGAATGGCGCGATTGTTCTTCACCTCGATCTCTCCCACCCGGACGCTTTGGAGTTCATTAATACACCTAGAGCAGAACTTCCATGGGTCAAAAGGTGTATCAACATCACAGATGAGTGGTGGAGAGATTGCAAATTCAAAGGGGCTCTCCTGCACGGAATCAAATCAGGAGACATCTGGCTAAACAAAGTTAAGTACGACAATGAAGGAAATCGAATCCGAGGGAATGTATGCTTGGAAGTATATTTGCCCTCACGAGGAACATGCTTGCTGCAACATATCAACTTGGGTGCCTGTGTGTTCGACGACATCCCAAAAGCTTTCGTTCAAGGTATGTCGGAACTGTGTGAACTTCACGGTAAAACTGGTGTTGGCACTTCAGGAGAGTACCTACCCTCAATCATTGACAGACAAGTTGGACTCGGAATGCTCGGACTCGCCAACCTATTACGGCGGTACGGCATAACCTATGAGCAGTTCGGCAAGGCCCTGGAGCAATACATCGCAGGCGATATTGTCAAAAGTCCTGCTTATGAACTTGTCTATGCAATCGACGATGGCATTAATAAGGCAGCCTATATTGCCAGACACCATAATATGGTGCGGGCATTTGCTATTGCTCCTACTGCAAGTTGCAGTTACAGAAGCAAAGATCTAGATGGTTACACATGTACACCAGAGATTGCACCACCAGTAGGTCGAACGGTAGACCGTGACAGCGGCACGTTCGGTGTACAAACATATGAATATGGCGATGTAGAAATCGCTAGTGAATGCGGCTGGGAGAATTACAAGCGTGTTGCAGATGGCATCATGGTTCTTCTAGAACGCACAGGACTTCTTCACGGGTATAGCTTCAACAGTTGGAGTGATGTTGTCACCTACGACAACGCCTTTATCGAAGAGTGGCTAAGGTCTCCTCAAACAAGTCTCTATTACAGCCTTCAGGTTATGGGAGACGTGCAGGATAAGTCGGATGCGTATGCTGCTTTAGAAGATAGCGATGTCGATGATTATCTTGCGTCACTTTTAAATAATGAACTCGAATGTGATTGTCAAGAATGAACCCCTATGAAAAGTTAATGGCGCGTAAGCGCAAATGGACACCAGTCCAAGGAGAAG